GACGACCAGCTGACCTATCTGGCTGGTGGTACTTCAACCCACGCGGTGAAGTACCCCGTCTACATGTTCAAGTCAGGCGTTGTTTCCGAGGGCATCCAACAGGATCTGCGCCTCGCCGCCGACCGGAACATCCTGTCCATGCAGGACATCCTGGCTGTGGATTACCACTACGGTTTCCACATCACCGGCACCAAGTGGGCCGCCGCTGGCGACAACCCCACCAACGCCGCAACCTCCGGCAACCTGGCTAACACCAGCAGCTGGGGCTTGGTGTTTGCAACCACCAAGATGGTGCCCATCGTGCGTCTGCTTGTCAACACTCCGTTCGACAGCACCGCTTACTCCTGATAATCTCAAAAAGGAAACAGGAGCTGCTAGCCCCCGAAAGGGGGCTTTTTTCTTGCCTATCAAGCCAGGCCCAGCCGGTTCTTCTCCCAGCGGTCGAACACTTCTTCACTTCGGACGGTCATTTTGTACGACCGCAGGCAGTGTTGGTTTACCAGTGCGTAATTGAGCTTCAACTCAGCCGCAATCTCCGGAACAGTCGAACCATTGGACCTCAGCTTCATAATTTGCTTGCTGACGTCGGACCACTTCCGAGGCTTGTCGGCTGCAGGTTTTTTCAACCCGCAAGCCTTGGTAGACGGCTTCTTTACGCTGCAGGCATCTGAATCAGATTTTTGGGCTGTCATGGAATTAGTGCGACTCTTCATTCTGACTAATAACACAAAAAGCTTTATCGACGTCCCAAAAAACGATCTAGGCGAGTACCAAGCGCAAATCGAACTAACCGGCGGAACGGTTTACCACGCCTGCGTATTACCCAAACCCGCAAAGAAGACCAAAGCTAGACTCAGAAAAAGGTTGTACTAGGCCGTGGCCGCAACAATCGACGCCACTCTTCAAGGTGCTTCGGCCAACAGCTATGTAACGCTGGCCGAGGCTAACTCCTACTTTGAAACTGTCCCAAGCAGCGCCAACTGGGACGACAAGACAGACGACCAAAAAAACCGTGCAATTATTTCAGCAACTACTTGGTTGGATGGGCTGACTTACTACGGCACCCGCTGCACCACAACTCAAGCACTGAAATGGCCCCGCAAAGACTACAAAGTCGACGGCGTTGACATTACATGCACCTTTATCCCTGATGAAGTCAAGATCGCTGCATTCGAACTGGCACGCGCACTTGCTAACGACACTGACGCGGTTGTAGGCAGCAAAGGCACTGACGGCGTCTACGAAGAGGTCAAGCTGGGCGATCTTGAGGTCAAGTACAACACCAAGTCCCAGACAGCAAGTTTGGTCAACAACATCTTTGATGTTTTCCCTTGGGTAGCTACCTACCTTGGGCCTTACTGCCGAATGGGCGGTTCCAACTACTCCGTCCGCGTGGAGCGCGGCTGACATGGCATTAATCGACGAAATTTTCGGCTCCATCCCCGAGGCACTACTAACTGACTGGGGCCGCGACATCACTTACATCAAAACCACAACACCCCGCACCTACGACCCAACCACCGGCACCGTGACTGGGGCGGACACGAACGTAACTGTGCGTGCGTTTATCAGCAGCGTCAACGTCAGCGAGTCTGAGGGTTTGTACCAAACCACCGACCTCAAGGTCATCTTTGGCAACAAAGAGCTAGGCGATTACTACCCAACGCAAGCTGACCGCATCCAATACACACAAGCTGGCGAGACTCGCGAAGCCAAGATCCTTGACGTCAAGACTCAGCGTGGCGACAAGCCTGTCATGCACAGCATCATCGCGAGGCCCCAGTAATGGCAAAAAACGACTTCATGAAACTGGCTAAAAAGCTTGACATGTTCGCTGCTTCCGTCGTTTCATTCGGCCCAATCCGCGCTGCTCACCGCACTATTCGCGAGCTGCAGCAAGAAGGCCCTAGCTGGACTGGTCGATTTTCGAACTCTTGGCAGATCGAAACTCCTGACGGCAGATCGTTTAAAGGATCTGGCTCACCAGGCGAACCACAACCACTCACAATTCCTGCCTTAACAGGCCGCCAGGCCGTTCGTGCTGGTTTTGCAAAAGATCGCGCTGTTTTCAGCATCACCAATTTCTCTGAGTATCAAGCTGAGGCAAGAGATTTAGTTGAAGCTGAATGGTTCCGCCCAAGCGAAAGACCGCAAACGGCTTTAGGTCGGAGCAAGTTTCGTGAAGGGGATGGAGGCCGCCCTAGAACAGCAGATGTTGCGTTCGATTCCGACACAGGTACAAGATCACGTCAGACCAGTAAACAAATTCCTTCTTACAGAGGTTTGATTGGCGGCGGCCCGGATGATCGTGAATCGAGTGCAACCGCTGATTTGGATTGGTACGCCTCTTATGTAGAGAGTGGCAAAGTTGACCGAGCAGTCAAAATAGAACTGGACGACCTGTTTAGTCAGCTATGAATTATCAGGCCATCCGCGCGGCAGTTGAGAATCCGCTCCTTACGGCGTTTAATGCACTGTCTCCTGCAGTGCCGGTTTACTTTGACAACATCACCGCAGTACCGCCAAATACAACCACTGAGTATGTACGTGTAAACGTGACCTTTGGTATTACAAACGAACCAACTTTGACTGGCAGCGTTGATTACGCCCGTGGCGCTGTGGTCATTCGTGTTTTTACCGAAAAAGGTAAAGGCCCTGCACGCAATCAAACCCTGTTGACCACTGCGGTAGACGTGCTTGAAACTATCAACGAAACCGCTAAGACAGGTACCGGCGTATTTTTCCGCGTTAGCCAGATTGACGGCCCAACTTTTTCGTCTACCGATAACTCACCGCACTTTGTAGGTCGTATTCAAACCGGATACAAAGCTACTGTTTTGAGCTAATTAGAAAGCAGCTATCCTATAGAAAGCCGGGCAGTGCCCGCAGAAAACCTCATTCTCTGGTACGCCAATGGCCGCCACCGTTCTGTCCGGCACTTCCGGTGCCCTGTATTACAAACCTGCTGGCACCCTGGGCCAGTTTGCAACGACCGATGTTGATACCTCTGGTGACGACATTACCGTTGCTCCTTACCTGAACTTCAAGGTCGGCGACCCCGTCCAGTTCAGCGTTGTCAACACCACCACCGGCGCAGCCGGTTCCGGCACCCTGCCTGCAGGCTTGTCCACCAGCACCACCTACTACGTCATTGCCTACACCGCAAGCAGCGGCGTGTTGCAAGTGTCTGCAACCAGCGGCGGTTCTGCCGTTGACATCACTGACGTTGGTACGGCAACTGCTCCCAACAAGTTCCAGGTCGAGTACGACGCCTTCACCTCAGTTTCTCAGGTTCGTGAGTGGTCCTTCGAGATCACCCGTGACGAAATCGACGTCACCACGATTGGCAAGACCCCTGGTCAGTATGTGCCGTTCAAAACCTTTATCGCCGGTTTTGCCGACGGTTCAGGCAGCGCAACCGTGTACTTCACCGACACCGACGACTCTCTGGGCAACCGGATGGTCGAAGACGTGATCCAGCGGATCCAAACCGGTTGTAAGTTCAAGCTCTACACCGACCAAGTCTTCACCAGCGGCACCCTGGACGACACCAAGTCCCGGTCTATCGAGTTCGAAGCCAACCTGATCTCTGCAAACCTGGCCATCAACCCTGATGACGCCCAGTCCGTGGAAATCAGCTTCCGCCCCACCACTACCCCGACTTTCGACTTCGCCAAGTCCTGATAGTCTCTTACCGCTTAGTGGCTCAGACCTCGGTTTCCACCGGGGTCTTTTTTATTGCACTACCGCTAAAGTAATTTCATAACTCACAGAACTAATGCCCGCTCCTAAGTCTCTACGCGCAATTGATCGTCTCCGTCAAGCAGCAAATCTCGAGCCCGTAAAGAAGATTGTTGAGCTGAGCGATGGCTCAACTTTTGATATGTACGTAACGCCACTGACGATGGCCGAGCGTGAACGTGCCCAAAAGAACGCCAAATCCGACGACGCCAATGCTTTTGCCCTCCAGCTTCTGCTTGCAAAAGCTTTGGACGAAAACGGTAACAAGCTGTTTAGCCCTGGTGAAATCGACGTCCTCAAGCACGAAGTAAAGGACAAAGACCTGCAATCAATGATGCTGGCTGTCTTGACTGAAGATGCCGACGTCGATATGGACCCAAAATCCTGAGCGCTCAGTTAAGGAAGGACAACTGGCTCATGCTTCAGTTCGGCGTTGCCAAAGAACTGGGCATGAGTCTTTCTGAAGTCCGGTCCACGATGACTCCCGAAGAGTTACTCGGCTGGAGCGCTTACTTCCATGTGATAAACGAGGACCAGGAAAAGGCTATGGAGAAGGCCAAACGTCGCCGCTAAAGTAGGTAAACGAGTACGTCGATCCGGTTGTGGCTTACAGAGCTGACATTGAGATCGGCGTTAGGGGTGCTAAAGAGCTAAAGACCTTAACTGACAACATTAAACATGCTTCTAATGCAGTACAAGGTCTTAATGACTTTGTAGAAGCTTTATCAGGAACTGTTCCAAAAACTTTTAATAATATTGCTTCTGCTGTACAAGAAGCTAGTCGAGCATTCGATCAAAGCATATCTGACACTAAAGAAGCAACTTTAGCGGCCAATGCACTTGTAAAAGCTGAGGCAGCGTATAACCAAGAATTAAAAGAACGCAATAGGCTCTTAGAGACAGCTCGAGCTGCTCAAGGGCCGTCTATAAAAGGGCAAAGGTTAACAGAAACTCAACAGCAAAATAGAGAGTCTTTGCAGGCATTTTTTGCCGACGCGCAGCAGCAGGCTAAAAATATAAGTCTTAATGCTACAAATACAAGAACCGCCTGGTCAACTTTTTTCTCAGAGGCGGAACAGTTAGCTTTAGATCTACAAACATCTACATCAGCAAAGCAGGCTCAAATACAAAGAAACTGGTCCGTATTTTTTGGCGATGCTGCAGAGGTTGCTAGCGATTTGCAAAATGCTGCAAATGCTAGAAGCTCGCAGATAAAACTAAGCTGGACTAAATTTTTTGGGGACGCTGCAGAGGTAGCTAACGATTTACAAGCTGCTACAACAGCAAGGGCCGGAAGCGTAAAACAAAGCTGGACTCGCTTTTTTGCAGACGCTGCGGAAGTTGCAGGAGATTTGCAGACTGCGGCTGAAGCACGCTCAGCGCAACTAAACCGCAACTGGAACGTCTTTTTTACTGAAGCTGCTGATCTTGCAAAACAGCTTCAAGCCAATTCAGCTGCAAAGAGACTAAACGTAAAAGCAAGTTGGGCTAAGTTCTTCTCTGAAGCTGAACAGGTAGCAAAAGAGCTTAGTGCAACAGCAGCCACTAGAGAGGCAAAAACAAAACTTTCTTGGAACCGTTTCTTCCAGGATGCAGAAACAGTTGCGAGAGATTTGAGGCTTGCTGCTAATAGCGATAAAGCAAAAATTCAAAGTTCATGGAACAAATTTTTTGATGAAGCTGAAAAAATTGCAGATGACTTATCCAAATCGGCAAAAGCGTCCAAAAATAAACAAAAAGCACGTGCAAAAGACATTGCCGGCAGTGCTCTTATTGGGGGTGCTTTTCCGCTTTTGTTTGGGCAAGGCGTTGGAGCAGCGGCTGGTGGCGGCCTTGGCGGTGCGCTCGGCGGCGCTATGGGCGGCCAAATGGGCTTCGCGCTTTCTCTGGTTGGTACGCAAATCGGTACGTTTGTCGACCAAATTATTGCAGGTGCCGGCGAACTTGGACAAGCCCTAAACCCACTCACAGCCGATATTGAAGCTTTAGGCGAAGCAGCCGGTTTTGCCGGAACGGAAACCGCTGCAGCTTTGCAGACTATTGAAGAACTTGGAACGAAACAACAGGCACTTGAAGCCGCAACTGCGCTTTTAGCTGCAACTGTTGGTAATCAAGGTGTTCAAGCTCTTGAAGATTTTGGATCTGACACCGCAGACCTTGGCAACGAGTTTGCAAGAGCAATGTCTCTCATGCAAGCTGCAGCTGCTCGCTTCTTCAGAGGTGTCCCAGGCTTTGTAGCCAACATTCTTAAACAGGCTAACGATTTACAAGCTGGTTTAAATTTAGACAGCCCAGAAGCTAAAGCACTACAACAGAGAAGAAGTGAACTTCTTGGGGTAAAAGAAGGCGCACCTCAGTTTGGAGCAGGTACAGGTAGCGCAGCTGCTGCGTCTAGCCTAAGTAAAGAAGATTTCCAAGAATTTTTAGCGATCGAACAACAGCTAAGGGAGCTTGCACAAGGCAAAACAGCAGAAGCCGAAAACCAGGCCAAAGTTTTAGCCGATCAATTAACTACCACGGCTTTCTTAG